CGGTTAAGAGCATCGCCGTCTATCCCGATCTGGCAGCGTTCCTCGGTAGGCTCTACAACAAGGGTGATGAGGGCGTCGGCAATTTCCGGTTGCCGGAGTCGCGCGCCGAGTTTCTGCGCGGCTGGGATCATGGGCGTGGCGTCGATGCTGGGCGGGCAATGGGTAGCTGGCAAGACCATGCGTTTCAGAATCACTTGCATGCTCTGCGGCAAACAGTAACGACTGCAACCTCTACAGGCACGGGTTTGGCGGTGGTCCTCAGTGGAGCGGGTACTGGCGGCAACACTGACGTACCAATGACGGGCAACGTGGGCGCTGAAACCCGTCCTCGCAACTTGGCGGTCATGTGGTGCATCAAGGCCTGGAACGCACCGATCAATCAGGGAAACATCGACATCCAGGCGCTCACGGCGCTGGCCACGCAGGCCACGGAGGTCAAGCTCGGCACGGCCAAGATTGCTACGCAGGCGCAGACTGACGCGGGTGAAGATGACGCCACTATCGTTACGCCGAAAAAGCTGCGGATGGGGGTTTCGTGGAACTTCGGCGTCAATGGCTGGTTGGCGCTGCCGTCGTGGCTGGGTGGGCTGATTATTCAATGGGGCGGTGCAACAGCTCAGGTGGGCACGACCATTACGCAAAACACCTATGCGTTTCCAATGGCCTTTCCGAATCAGGTTCTAAGAATTCTGGGTTATCGAAGTTCCGAAATGCAAAACGGGAACGCGCCTACGACCGATCACTTTTTTACAGCAAATCTCCTTAACTGGACGGTCACTCACGTCCGTTCTCAAGGGAGCCTTGCAATCCCATTCGTCTATCTGGCCATCGGTCGCTGAGGTGAATATGAAATACGCGACTTTTAGTGATTCCGGCGAGATCATCGGGCGGTTTGATGACCGCTTTCACGCGACGATTCCCGATGACGCAGTCGTTATCCCGGAAAAATTGTGGGGGCCAACGTTGAATGACACGGATGGTGTGTGGCGTTTGGTGGACGGCGAGCTGGTCAAGCAGCCACTGCCAGAGACTCTGCCCGACTTTGTGCAGATGGTGGCCGACGAGCGCTACAAACGTGAGGCAACCGGCGTCACCGTCGAGGGTCTGCAAATCGAAACGACCCGCGACAGTCAGGCGCTGATTGCCAGCACCGGTTTGTCTGCCGTCCTTGATCCCGAATATCGCTGCAACTTCAAGACGGTGACCGGCTTTGTCGAGATCGGATCGGCGCAAATCATTGCCATCGCCAAGGCCGTGCGCACCCATGTTCAGGCCTGCTTTGACCGTGAACTGACGCTGTTGCGCGCCATTGAGGCCGGCGACTACCGCGAGGACATGCTGTTTGAGGGCTGGCCGGGTTCCATCCCGCCTGATCCTGTCGAGCTGCAATAGTCGCCCCTCACTGCAGGGGCGTTTTTCATTGCGCCCCACACAGCAATACCTTGAGCCTCGCCAATACGCGGGGCTTTTTCGTTTCTGGAGAATGAGCCTTATGAGTTTCTTTCACGGCGTCACGACCACCTCGGTCGATACCGGCGCGCGCACCATCTCGCTGCCGTCTTCGTCGATTATCGGCTTGTGCGACACCTTCACCCCCGGATTGCTCGGCGGCGGTACCGCCAAGGCCGGCGAACTCAAACTGATCACCACCGAGCGCGAGGCCATCGCCGCCTTCGGCGCGGGGGGTGCGATCACCAAGGCCTGCCAGGCGATCTACACCAAGGCCAAGGCGGTGATCGTCGCCATCGGTGTGCCGAAGATGGACGACCCGGCGCTGCAGACCTCGGCGATCATCGGTGGCGTCTTGGTGTCAGGTCAGCGGACCGGGCTGCAGGCGCTGCTCGATGGCAAAAGCCTGTTCAACACCCAGCCGCGATTGCTGATCGCACCAGGTCATTCGGCCACTCAGGCGATAGCCACGGCGATGGACGGTCTGGCGCAAAAGCTGCGGGCCATCGCCATCATCGACGGGCCATGCACCACCGACGAGGCCGCCATGGCCTACGCCGACAACTTCGGCAGCCGCAACCTGTTCATGGTCGACCCCGGTGTGCAGTTCTGGGACACCGATGCCAGCAAGACTGTTGATGCGCCGGGATCGGCATGGACCGCCGGCCTGTTTGCCTGGACCGACGCGACCTACGGTTTCTGGGCCTCCCCGTCGAACAAAGAGTTCACCGGCATCACCGGGACCACCCGAGCCGTCGAGTACCTGGACGGTGATGAGACCTGCCGGGCCAACCTGCTCAACAACGCCAATATCACCACGATCATCCGCGACGACGGCTACCGCCTGTGGGGTAACCGCACCCTGTCGAGCGATCCTAAATGGGCGTTCGTCACCCGCGTGCGCACGCTGTTTATCCTCATGGACGCGGTCCAGGCCGGGCACAAGTGGGCGGTCGACCGCTCTATCACCAAGACCTACGTCAAGGACGTCACCGATGGCCTGGAAGCATTCATGCGCGACCTGAAAAATCAGGGCGCGGTGATCAACTTCGAAGTGTTCGCCGATGAAGAGCTGAACACGGCCAGCCAGATCGAGCAGGGCAAGGTGTACTGGCGGATCCGCTTCACCGACGTACCGCCGGCCGAGAACCCAAATTTCCTCTTCGAAGTTACCAACCAATGGATGACCGAAGTGCTTGAAGCCGCCTAAGGAGGCCACCCGATGAAACCTGAAGTTTTGTCCAATTGCGCGGCGTTTATCGACGGCGTGAGTTTTGCCGGCGATGTGCCGAGCGTGACCTTGCCCAAGGTTGTGCTGAAAACCGAAACCTACCGGGGCGGCGGCATGGCCGGTGAGATCGAGATCCCGGTCGGTGTCGAAAAGCTCGAATCCGGATTCACCACCAACGGCGTGCGCCGTGAGGCGTTGAAGTGGTTCGGGCTGTCCGACCGCACCGCCTGCAACGCCGTATTTCGCGGCACGTTCAAGGGCCTCCAGGGCAAGGTCACCCCGGTGATCGTCACCATGCGCGGCGGCCTGAAAGAGGTCGACATGGGCGACTGGAAGGCCGGTGAAAAAGCCGAGACCAAACACAACATGGCGCTGACCTACTACAAGCTCGAAGTCGGCGGCCGGCTGATTTACGAGATCGACATGGTCGGCATGGTGCTGGTGATCGACGGTGTCGACCAGCTCGCAGACGAACGTTCGGCCCTGGGTCTTTAAGGAAATCCAACCATGAAGCAAGAAATTCAATCGACCACTGAAACGCAGCTCCCCAAATGGCTGCAACTGTCCGATGAGGGGTTTCGCATCACCCTCAAGTACCCAACCGAATTATCCGGTGTGACCGTCGACACGCTGATGATGCGCGCGCCCTGCGTGCGGGATGTTCGGGCGGCACAAGCGTCGTCCAACGGTGACGCGGAGCAACGTGAAATGTCGCTGTTCGCTTCGCTGACCCAAACCCCCGAAGCGGATCTGATGGGACTGAAAATGGTCGACTACCTGCGCCTGCAGGCGGGCTATTTTCGCCTGGTCACGGACGAGTAAATGCGACGGCTCAACGTTGAAGCTCCTGGCCAAACGCATGGCCAAAGAAACCGGGTTCTCGGCAGCTGAGATCACGGCCATGCCCTTCAACGAACTGGTGTGGTGGCTCTCTGACTGAGCCACCGCTCAACACTTTCCGACGCATAAGGCACGCTCATGGCGAAGAACCTCGCGCTTGGCTTTGTCATTGGCGGCGCCGTCGATCCGACGGTAGGCAAAGCGTTCAAGGACGTCGAAAGCAAGATCAAACACCTGGACTCGGTGGGCAGCAAGGCCCGAGTCCTGCAGAACACCATCGGCGACACCATGCGTTTGCGTGATGAATGGCGCAAGGCGCACATGACCGGTGCCGCAGGCGCAGACAAGCTGCTGGCCAAGTACGAAAAGAACCTCGAACTGCTTAAGAAACAGGGCGTCGAGGTTGGGCGGTTGAGTAAGGCTTACGCCACCATGGGCCGCGTGGCCGCCGGTGCCGAACTCAAAGCCCTCGGCCACCGACAGATCGAGGAGGGTCGGTCCGGCCTGAAAAGCACCCTCGGTCAAGCCGGTGCATTGACCGCCGCCGCAGCCATCCCGACCAAGGTCAGTGCCGACTACGGCGCGATCATTCGCGACATCGCGATCAAGGCCAACATTGCCAATTCGCCGGAAGAGGCGCAGCTGTCCAAGACGGTGATCGACACCTCGCGCGATACCGGTATGGCACGCAATCAGGTGGCCGAAGTGGTCAACGCCCTGGTCGGTGCAGGCATGGAGCTGGACAAGGCGCTGGCCTACGCCCCGACGGCGGCCAAGTTTGCCATCGGCCAAGGATCGGAAGGCTCCGAAACGGCCAAGATGATCAACGCCCTAGGGCAGAACGCCAAGATTACTGACCCCAAAGTAATGGAAAAGGCGCTGGAAGCCATCGCCTATCAGGGCCAGGCAGGCAGCTTTGAAGCGGTCGACATGGCCAGGTGGTTCCCCGAGCTGCTGGCCGGCATGGGCAAGCTGGGCATCACCGGCATGGACTCGGTGACGCAGCTGGGCGCCATGCTTCAGGTGCAGATGAAGACGGCCGGCGGTTCGGACGAGGCCGCGAACAACCTCAAGAACTGGATGGAAAAAATCGGTTCCGGCGAGACGGTCGACGCCTATAAAAAGGCCGGTATTGACTACAAGGGTTCGATGCAGACCGGTTTGCAAAACGGCATGTCCACGCTGGAATCCAGTTTTGCCCTGGCCCAGAAATACATTCAGGCGACCGATCCGAAGCGAGCCGCCGAGATGGCCAAGGCTACAGCCGCGATCAGCAAAGAGGCCGACCCCGAAAAGGCCAAGGCCATGATGAAGTCACTGGAGGAGGCTTTGCGCACCGGTGACTTGTTCGCTGACATGCAGGTGAAAGCAGCCCTGACGGCGTTCATGCAGAACAAGGATCTGTACAACCAGCTGAAAAAAGACTCGGCCGGGGCCACCGGTATCCTCGACAAGAACCTCGCCGAGCGTCGGCAAACCTCGGCGCAGAAATGGTCCGAGATGGCCCAGTCCATGGACGATGCCATGCGCAGCATCGGCGATGCGATTCGGCCGGTCACCGATGGCGTGGCTGATGGCATCAATAACGTCAGCCGCAAGCTGTCGGTTTTTGCCGATGAGTTTCCACGGGTCACGCTCGGCATTGGTACGGCCGTGGCTGGACTGGTTGCGCTGAAAGGCGCCGTCAGCGCCTTCAAGGTTGGCAAGGGCCTGATGAATCTCGGGCGTGGCACCTTGATGGGCAACCCGAATATCCCGCAAAAGGTGATCGTCACCAACCTGCCAGGGGCTGGGGGTGGGCTGGATGCCGGCGACTTGGATGGCGGCGATGGCAAGAAGAGCAAGAACAGAAAGAGAGGTGGCAGGGAACGTGGCGGTCGTGGTGGCTCGATCTCCGATGGCGTCAAGGGGCCGGCGATGCTCGCGGTCGTCGACGCCGGTTTCAAAGCCTACGACACCTACCAGAATGCCGAGACTCAGGACGAAAAGGCCGAAGGCTACGGACAAGCGGCCGGCAGCTTGGCGGGCACTTTGGCTGGTGCGGCCGCCGGGGCTGCCATCGGCACCGCGGTGCCGATCATTGGCAACATCGTAGGCGGCGCGATTGGAGGTTACATCGGTTATATGGGCGGCGATCTGGCCGGCGGAATTCTGGGCAAGAAACTGTTCGGCACCGACGAGTCGCTGAAGCGCGTGCCAGACGCAGGACCCTTGATGATGGCCAACGCCGGAAAAAACCTGCCGCCGGTGATGGGCGACATTGCAAAGTCATTTGAGCCCAAGCCCGCTTCTGGTCCATTGGCTCCTGCAGCGATGGGCGATGTGGCCCGGTCGTTTGCGGCTCCCGCCGTTGCCCCCGTTCCACCGGCCCTGTTGGCCGCACCAACGCCTGTCGCCAGATCCGAGGCGCCGAAGATGGAACAACGGGTCGAGATCTCGGCGCCGCTGCACATCACCGTGCAAGGCGATGCCAAGGATCCGGCACAGATGGCGCGGGAGCTGCAGCCCTTCATCGCGCAACAAATGCAGCAGGCCACGCAGCAGCTGCAGAACCGCAAACTCTACGATGAACCGCATGTGTAAGGAGGACTGATGGCCTACATGGACCAACTGCAGTCGGGGCTCAAGCAACTGGCGGCAGCAGGAGAGACCGGGCGGCGCAACCTCGACGGCATGATGGGGCCGGTCAACGGCGCGATTAGCGAGATCAGCGGCGCCGCCTCGGAGCTGGAAGGCATTCCATTTGTCGGTCCGGCAATCGGGGAAAAGCTGCAGCGTGTGATGCGCGGGGTGAATGCTGCCCAGGCCAAGGTCGGTCAGGTGGTGGCCACCTACACCAAGGCTGCGCGAGCTGTATCAGAGATCGATGAGCGCATGGGCCAACTGAAGGAACAGGCTGCCCGGGCGTCGACCGCGATCAACAAGATCGCCGGCAAGGTTAGCCCGTCGCTGGGGAACATCCTGCCGACCGGATCGCTTGCTGGTGACGCGACGCCGGTACCGGAAGCGGTGAAGCCATTCCCGCATCTGCTGATCGTGCAGCCCCTGGACCCCAAAGCGGTGCCGTATTACTTCAACCTGGATACCGCCGCCTTCGACGAGCTGCGGCGCTCGACTGAATACCGTTGGTCTTCGCAGGAACGCCTGACGCGGCGGCCGGCGCAGCAAGCGGTGGGCATCGGTGAGGAAAAGATCACCCTTAAAGGCGCGATCTTTCCGGGCTTCAAGGGCGGCATCAAGCAACTGGACACCCTGCGCAGCCTCGGCGCTCAGCAACTGCCGCTGACGCTGACCACCGGCTATGGCGACGTGCTCGGCACCTGGTGTCTGAAGAGCGTCGATGAAGAACAGAACGCGCTGCTGCAGGGCGGCATCCCGCGTAAGCAGGCATTTACTTTGGAGTTTGTTCGTTATGGCGATGACCTGCAGAACGTCTGAGGGGGATCTGCTCGACACCCTGTGTTACCACGCTTATGGTCACCTGAACGGAACGGTCGAGGCGGTGCTGGATGCTAATCAGGGCCTCGCCGACGAGCCGCAACCGTACCGCGCCGGCATCGTGATCGAGCTGCCGGATCTGCCGTCGCCCGACGACAGTGAGGTGATGCTGTGGGGCTGAAATGTCGCCTGGATTTGTGATGGCAATTTGCTAGACAAATCCGGCGCCGATAGACTTGTCATTTTTAGGAAAATGCGAGCGCTACTACATGGAAAAGTCGACAGAACTGAGAGAAGTCAAACGCAGTATCAAAGAGGAAATCCCTCATCGCATCATCTGGTTCGTCATCTCCGTTGCAGTAATAGCTCTATTAGCTTTGATCCCAGTGATCGGCTGGATTTTGGCATTGGTGATGGTGTTTGCGGTTTTTACAAAGATTTTCGGTTCTCGGGAATCCTTTCTGGTCGGCAACTGCCCTACCTGTACCAAGCTGTTGCCTGTCCCTGATACAGACGTTTTTGCTTGCCCCGTTTGCAACAGTGTTATTGCTGTTGGAGAAGACAGCCTGACCATCGTTAAAACCGACTGATCTGCAATGCCATGTAGCTAGCAGAAAAGATGAAACCTATTAAGCCCGCCTTGTGCGGGCTTTTTATTGGACGAAACAATGACCCCTATCTTTCGTGTCGTGGCCGACGGCGCTGACATCACCCAGCGGATCAATGACCGCCTCCTACAGCTGAAGACCACCGACAAACCGGGTATGGAGTCCGACGAGTTCGAACTGCGCATCGACGACCGCAATGGCGCAGTGGTGCTGCCTCCACGCGGGGCCAGTATCGAGATTTACCTGGGCTACGCAGAAACCAAACTGACCCGCATCGGCCGTTACGTCGTAGACGAGATCGAGCTGTCCGGCCCGCCGGATACGTTGGTGATCACTGGAAAGGCCAGCGACATGCGTGGCAGTGGCAAGACCACCCGCAGCGGCAGCTGGGAAAATGTGCCGTTGTCTCGGATCGTCGCCGACGTCGCGGCTCGCAACGGCTGGCTAGCGGTCTGCCCGGTTCAGACCAAGGTGCCGCGCGCCGATCAGCTAAACGAGTCGGACTTCAATTTCCTCACGCGCCTGGCCAAACAATACGACTGCACGGCCAAGGTGGCCGACGGCAAGTTGCTGGTCATGCCACGGCAAGCTGGGCAGAGCGCCTCGGGCAAGGCGTTCGGAGTGGTGACGATTCAGCGAAGTGATGTCAGCCGTTTTCAGTTCAGACTCGGCGACCGCAACACTCACAAGGCCGTATCGACCAAGCACCAGGATAAAAGGACCGGCAAGCTCGCGGTGGTCACCCTCGACAACGACGAATCGCCGGATGGCTTGCCGCCGGTGCATACCGACCGGCACATCTACCCGAACAAGTCAGCCGCCGAAGCGGCAGCCCAGGCGCGTCTCACCGCGTTCAACCGCTCCACGGCCGGCGTCCGGCTGGAGATGGTCGGACGCACCGACCTGTTTGCCGAACGATCGATCAACGCTCGAGGCTTCAAGGTAGGGCTCGACGGCGAATACCTAGTCGACTCGGTGGAGCAGGTGTTCACCCAAGCCGGCTGGAGCACAACGGTGGAGTGCAATGGCGGCAAGAAGGGTAAGGCGAAAGCCAAAGGCAAGAAGAAAAAAACGGCGAAGGATCTGAAGGTTGTTCAGATCAAGCAGTAGTGCCGCGTTCCATCACTCAGGAGAAATTCATGTCACTGACAGAACAACAGTTGCAACGCATCATGCCCAACGCCCGCCGCCAAGCGGGCGTTTTTGTTTCTGCGCTCAATGCTGCCATGGCTCACCGGCAGATCAACACTCCGCAACGCCAAGCCGCGTTTCTCGCCCAGGTCGGGCACGAATCCGGTGAGCTCAATTACGTGCGCGAACTGGGCGGCGACCAGTACCTGAGCAAGTACGACACCGGCAGTCTGGCCGTGCGGCTGGGCAACACGCCCGAAGCCGACGGCGATGGCCAGCGCTACCGTGGCCGGGGGCTGATCCAGATCACCGGTCACAACAACTACCTTCGCTGCAGTTTGGCGCTGTTCGGCGACGAGCGTTTGCTGCGCACGCCGGAGCTGCTGGAACTGCCGCAGTGGGCCGCGGAGTCGGCCGCGTGGTTCTGGTGGGTTCGCGGGCTGAATGCCCTGGCGGATCAGGGCGAGTTCGAGGAAATCACCCGCAAGATCAACGGTGGCCTGAACGGTCTGCAGGAGCGACTGCAGTTGTGGGAGCGGGCGAGGGCGGTGTTATGCGCCTCGGCGAACTGATCCCGGCGCCGTATCGGCTGTTTGGCAAAGTGGTGCTGTTGGTCACACTGGTCGGCGGATCCGCTGCCATCGCCTGGCAAGTGCAGGACTGGCGCTACGGCAAACAGCTCGCCGAGCAGGCTCGCCTCCACACCGAAACTCTCAATCAACTGGCCCTGGCCTCGGCCGCGCAGCAGCGTGCCGAACAAGACAAGCGCCTCGCGCTCGAGCAGCGCCTGGCATCCAGTGAACAAACCCACTACCGAGCTTTGAGCGATGTACAACGTGATCAAGATCGCCTGCGCGACCGTCTCGCCACTGCTGATCTGCGCCTGTCAGTCCTACTCGATGCCACCATCGATGCCGGCAACGGATCGGTGCCAACCTCCGCCACCACCGGCGGCGTGGTTCATGGCTCCGCAAGAGCCGAACTTGACCCGGCGCATGCTCAACGAATTATCGGCGTCACCGACGACGGCGACCGGGGGCTGATTGCCCTTGCGGCCTGTCAGGCATACGCCAAAGAAGTCTCAACACCGAAGTGAAAAGAGCGGCCGGTCCGGATGCGTCAACATCCGGATCGACCGCCGTCCCTGCAGATGGTCCCTGCAAGTCCAGCCAAGGCTCTTGCTCCGTGCACAAAGCGCGGCGAGCCTAGCACCTGTTTATGCATACAGTAAAGGTCTTGCTTTTTATGTCTACACCCATCATCCCTTGGATGGGCGGCAAGCGCCGCCTGGCCGATCGCCTCCTTCCGCTTTTTCCGCCACACGAATGCTACGTCGAAGTCTTTGCCGGTGGTGCCGCGCTCTACTTCATGAAGCCCCAGCCATCGCCCGTGGAAGTCCTCAACGACATCAACGGCGATCTGGTTACGCTTTACCGCGTCGTGCAGAATCACCTCGAAGAGTTCGTGCGCCAGTTCAAATGGGCGCTCAGCTCGCGGCAGGTGTTCGAATGGCAGAAAATGACCCGCCCAGAAACTCTCACCGACATCCAGCGCGCCGCCCGTTTCTTCTACCTGCAGCACCATGCCTTCGCCGGCAAGGTCTCCGGGCAGACGTTCGGCACCGCGACCACCGCACCGGCCATCAACCTGCTACGGATCGAGGAAAACCTCTCGGCCGCGTGGCAGCGCCTATCCGGCACCTACGTCGAAAACCTGCCCTGGCTTGAATGCGCGGAACGCTATGACCGTGCCCATACCTTCCACTACATGGACCCGCCTTACTGGCAGACCGCCGGCTACGGCGTGGACTTTCCGTTCGAGAACTACGAACGTATGGCCGACTTCATGCGCCGCTGCAAAGGCAAGGTGATGGTCAGTATCAACGACCACCCGGACATCCGCCGTGTTTTCGAAGGCTTCCACTTCGAGACCTTGGACATTCGCTACACCACGGCCAATCAGCGGCAGGGGAAGACTGAAGTCAGTGGCGAATTGGTGATCATGAACTGGGAGCCGGCAGCGTTGGGCGGGTTGTTCTGACGGATGCAGGTGGTTTTTTCTTTAGTTCTCACCCTCCCGTCTATCCGATATTTCCTTCAGAAATTGACCGAATGCCGTTCTGAACGTTAACTGTATATTCGTACAGTATCGGAAGTCGTGCGTCATGAGCTTTTCAATCCTAGGCCCTATTGCTGTGGCCGGTCGGAAATTACCTTTTTGTCTTTTCCGGGTTCCGGCAGGTTTTCCTTCGCCGGCAGCGGATCACATCGAAACCCACATCTCGCTCGACGAAGTGCTCAACATCCGGGCCCCGCATGTTTACTTGGTGAAAATTGCCGGAGAGAGCATGCAGGGGGCAGGAATCTTCGACGGTGATTTGGCGGTAGTGGATCGTTCACTGGAACCGGCAAATGGGCATATTGTTGTTGCGCTGCTTAACAATGATCCGCTTTGCAAGCGGCTGTGCATCCGTGGAAAAGAGGTGATCCTCCTGTCCGAAAATCCCAAGTATCCACCGCGCTACGTGCTGGAAGGCGATGAGCTGGCGATCTGGGGCGTGATCATTGGTAGCGTGCGCAGTCATGTCTAGGCAGGTGCCGGTGTTCGGCCTGATCGATTGCAACAGCTTCTACGCCAGTTGCGAGCGGGTGTTTCGTCCTGACCTGGCAAAGGTCCCCATCGTTGTCTTATCGAATAACGACGGTTGCGTCATTGCCCGTAGCTACGACGCCAAGCCATACGTGAAAATGGGCGAGCCGTACTTCCAGATCAAACACAAGCTTAAGCAGCACGGCATCGTCCCCTTCTCATCGAATTACGCGCTGTATGGTGACATGAGTGAGCGCGTCATGACGCTGATCGAGTCCATGGTGCCCGCAGTCGAGGTCTACAGCATCGACGAAGCCTTCGTCGATCTCACCGGCATCAACGATTTAGACGGCCTTGGTCGAAAAATTCGGAGTCAGGTCCTGAGGTGCGCTGGCATTCCAGTCGGGATTGGTATTGCTCACACCAAGACGCTGGCCAAGCTGGCCAACCATACGGCCAAACGCCTTCAGGCGCAGACGGGCGGTGTCGTCAATATTTGCGACCCAATTAAGCGTGACTGGGTGCTGCGCAACACTGACGTTTCAGAGGTGTGGGGTGTAGGGCGTCGAATGAAAGCGCACCTGAATACATTGGGCATCAAGAGTGCGATGGATCTGGCAAAAGCAGATCCTTGGACGCTACGCAAAAACTTCAGTGTGGTGATCGAAAAGACGGCGCGCGAACTGGCCGGCACCCCCTGTCTGGAACTAGAGGAACCCGATCCTCCGAAGCAGGAGATCTGCTGCAGTCGAATGTTCGGCACCCGGCTGACGGAACTGGCACCGATCAAGGAGGCGGTGGCCACGTACATGATGCGCGCCTCAGAAAAGCTCAGGGCGCAAAAGTCGCTGTGCAAGAAAGTGCGCGTGAGCATCCGTACCGGGATGTTCAATCCTGAGGAGGCGAAGTACGCCAATGGTGTGGTGATCGATATGCCTTACCCCACGGATGATGTCCGGCTACTGACCAAGGCCGCAGTTGATGCGCTGGATCGGGTATATCGCCCTGGTTTCAAGTACAGCAAGGCGGAGGTATTACTGATGAGCCTGTGTCAGCCAGGCGAATACACGGATGATCTGTTTGCGGCTTCTCAACCGACCGAATCTACCAGGGTGATGGCCATACTGGATCAGATCAACGAACGGTGGGGAAGGGGGACGCTGCGAGCGGCGAGTGTCCCTAGTAGCCCAGCGTGGGCCATGCGGCGTGAAATGATGAGTCAGAGCTACACGACTCGCTTGGACCAATTGTGGACGATCAACTGTAGGTAGTAAATCGTCCGCTATCGGCCAAAAGCAGTCATTCCGATGCGTCTACGAAATTAGTGGCGATTCGTCACGTTTCGCAACGATGCTGAAGTCCTGACGTGAGCTTGCTAGTTTTCCCTAACTCGGCAAGACGAACGGCCTGGATCATTTTTCTGTATGGATGTACAGTTGTATGGCGGTGTCGGGTGCGCGCGTGAATAGGCAAGGATTCCATTTGACGCTTCACGCGCAGCGATAAGCCCAGAAGTTTGTTGGGTAAGATGTTATTTTCAGTGATTCCATATTGATGTTATCGGAACGGAATTCGACCTATGATCACACTGAAAACCGCCATCATCCACAGCTTCAAAAAGCTGGCGAAGACGAGCTTTATCTCCGAAGTTGTGAAAAAGGATGTGGTGCTCAATACCGAAAACCCGGCGTTACAATTTCTTGTGAATGGGATCCACGGTCTCATTGGTAAGGAAGGCAACAGTGTGGTCTATGGTCAGTTCGCCAATGATGAGCGCCAAGGTCCATTTCCGAGACGTTTCACTGAGTTTGTAGCCGTCCAGGATGATGAGGCCCAATTCATCGATCTGACTCACTTGGCGATGGATCAATTGGTAGAACAGGCGGGCAATCAGGTGCTGTCGACCGGCGGACATATTCTGTGTGCGCAATACTCCTCAGGGGGTTCCAATTTTTTCCTCGTAGCCAGCATGAAGGAGCGTGATGGCATTCAGCTGGACGAAAATTATGTGCCTAAAGAGATTCAGGAAGTAGATCTGAGCAAAGTTCAGCAAGCCGCTCGGATCAATCTGGGTAGTTTTGTCGCCATTCAGGCTATGGCAGCTGCTGCCGCCTCAGCGCCCGAAACGACCGAAGATGAAACGGCAGAAGAGGCCGACTCCACTTACCTGTGCTTCATTAGTCGTGGTCGCGATAGCCAGGCGTCCGACTACTTCATCTCTGCACTGGGGTGTGCAAAAGGAGTGGCTTCGGGGCGTGCTACGAAGAATGCTATCGATAACGTAGCAAAGTTTTTTCGCGATAAAAAATCGTTAAAAAGTTTCGGCTACAGGGCTAAAGAGGCAGTTATCAAATATTTAGAAGCACAATTGGCTGCAGGCAAGTCTGCACGATTGGACTCCATTGTTCACGCCGCAGTCGCTCATGTCCCTGCTGACCTGGTGGATGAAATTGCGGGCCTTAAAGATTATTTGAATAGTGAAAAAAACAAGGTGCCTGACGATTTCACGGTCAACGCGAAAACGCTCAGGGAGAAGACTCGAATCAAAGGTGATGCTTCCAATTGGTCGCTGCAGTTCGAACGTGGAGCGCTTGGGAAGGATCCGGCAGCAGACGTCTATTACGATGAGGGTCGCAAGAAATTGATCCTGTCCAACATGACGACCGAACTGATCGATGTGATCGAGAAGGAATTACAGGCAAGGATCAGCTGACAATGTTCTCTCATGTGGTAGCCCTCTACCGCGCCCTTGGGGCACCTGTCATTGAAGATGGAATCGTCAGTTATGAGGGGGCGCCAACGGACGACATCATTAGCACATTACGACAATGTGATGGGTTGCCCGCGGCCTACGGAAAGTTCGAGCATCTTTCTGTGGAGACCGACGCTGTTGAGATAGAGTTTCGCCTGCCTTCGAATGAGTCGGGACGCTTTTACAGCAGCCTAGGCGAGTTTGTCGCGCGAAACGGCTCTTTGGGAAAGGGCCATTTTCCAAGCAATGTTTACATCATTGAGCTCTGCTGGTCGGACAGCGATGAGATTGACCCCCCGGAGATCAAGTCTCTCAGACGGGTTTGCCGGCTAATCGAATTGCTTGCGTTACTAGCAATCGGCGTTGACAAAGACAGTAGCCCAGATGGTTATAACCTATTTTTTGCCTTACCTCCTGATGGAGCCAAGCCCCCGAGAACATTCCTGCTGCCCACTCAGGTTGATATCAAAATTCTTGATTATGAACTCAACCATTTGAGTTTGCTGGAAGAGATCCTAAATCGAAAAAACGAAAACAAGGCACATCTCTCCGAGCGTAAGTTAATGATTCGGATGGCTGTTGCCAGTGTTATTGAAAAGTTCGAGAGCGAGTCTAATTTGCTCCTTGTGATCGTGCGGGAGTGGCGTGAAGTTCTGGCTACTTATCGTGCCAATCTCCAAACCTACGTCTACAGCTTTTCGTTTGAGCGGGTTAGACGCGAGGTAGCCCAAGCCGAAATTGACTATGGCACCAAGCTAAGCGGAGTACTTGGTGACATTGCAGGTAAGATGCTGGCCTTGCCGATATCTTTTGCCGGTTTGGTAGTCCTGGAGAATACCACCTCAAAATTCGAAGCTTTCATCCTTGTCGTTGGTCTGGCGGTAGTCTCGATAGTCTTGCTTGCGATCTTACGCAACCAAATGCTACAAACTGAGCGCCTGTTGCACAGTTTTAATGTTATTTTCGATGAGTTTAAAGACAAGATAAAAACGTATCCCCCAAAACTTCAGGGTCTACTCAGAATTACCATCGATCAAGTCGATAAGCAGGGCAAAACCCTTAGTAAGACGTTTCAGTTACTGAAGGGACTATCCATGTTGCCAATCGCTGGGGCTTTGCTGTTGGCCTTAATCAAATACTGGGATGGTTTTTTGTGGCTATCGATGTCTGTTCTATCAATCATATTTTCTGCCCCGACGGCTGATCCGATTTTTCTTAGCCCATAAAACAAGATTTGGATTAGGAGTACTGACCGGCTCTAGATTCGTAGATACTTTAGAGTGACCGCTTCTGGCCGATTGCAGACTGTCGCACAGGGCTGCTTCCGGCCAAAAGCGGCCACTCCAATCTTCTACATTACTAGGGGCAACTTCGGACGCTGGGGACGTTCACCGCGTTGCCCAAGAATAGACATAGCGCAGTTTATATTGAATAGCCCCATGCACTGTGGCTGGTATGTGGGGCTTCATCTGAAAATGGCTGATGCCGCTTGGTTACTGCGAGCTCGTAGTATAATTTTGGTAGCATAAAGTCATGCTTTGAGACACTGTACGGGGTGAAGAGATGGAGGTTGAGCACATTGAGAGAGACTTTAAGGCTTTAGTCGAAGGTGAGGCCGATTTGTTAAACTTGGTCGTGAAGTTTCACTTCTCGATAGATAAAGTACTAGATAAAGCTCTTTTTGAGGCTTTGCCTATGGCTAACGCAATGGAGCTAAAAAGGGTTTCTTTTTTATTGAAATTTGATTTTCTATCTGCCTTAAACGTTTTAGACAAAGACGTGCGTAAGTTTTTTGACTATTGTAATAGCATAAGGAACACGTTCGCGCATAATCCATATGCAACCTTCCAGAACAAGGACGTAGTTAAGGCAAAAAGTTTATTGCTTTCCCATCCACGTCCGGTGGTTCCTAAGACTTTTCAGGGAGAGAAGGACAGCGTTGAAGTTTTGAAAACGCTTTTTAGCGTTTGCTTCCTGCAAGCTGTAGTAGCTTACGAGGCTTTATGTAGGCAGAAGGTTCTTAATCTTATCGCTAGTGAGATGACTATCGAAGCGGCCACCGGTAAAGGGAGAAAATTCCAAGGGGAAATGTCAGTGCACGCAGAGTTTGAGCGCAGATGTGTCGAGCGCTTGAGTGTACTTTATCCTGCAATAGAACCCGGGGACTTTTACAATGAGGCCGCGAGAAAATAATTTGTGCAGGCCTCCTTCAATATTTTTTCACTCTTCTTTTCAAACTTTTTAGTGTTGGCGAGTAATATTCCCACCGATTAACCCAATGTGCTCTGCTACGCCTTCATCGCAGGTGGTTGTTCCAGTGCAACCAAGGGGTAATTCATGTGCACTCCCTGGAGTAGTGGATGGCTGCCGTGATACCAACTGGAGATGGTAGACCAACACGGCCCGGCGTGATTGCCAGGCGCGTAAGAAAATCCCGGGGCACCGGGGCGAAGTGTGGGGCCGATTGACATAGGACGGAATTATTCACAGTCGGCTATTCACTGTTTCCAATGGGTGACATCAATCGGCTTTAGGCCGAAAGAGGTAATCGACGGGTCATATTCGAGGTATTGGTTCAGCGAAAAAGTATAGCTGCCTGGCGGGATATTACGAACGCTTGCTGGCCACATTTCGTCGGTTGATACCGGAGAACCTGATGCGTCGTAAGCGGTAATTTGGACTTGCACACCGACCGCTTCGGCACAGTTGTTTTCCAAGGTGGCCGAGCCCTGCATCACCGTGCACGCGGCGGCGTCGCACTTTTTCACAAACTGGGCTTTCATCGAGGTTATTTTGATGTCCGACACCGAGCAGTCTGCATAGACCAAATGGGTGGCCACTAAAAAGGCTAACGCTACGACGTACTTCATGGGGCGATTCCTTTCGATTGAGCTGTGCATAGTGCCGATCTGCCATAGCCGAAACAAGGCGGCAACGCCGTGGTAAAGCAAGAACGCATACACAAAAAAACCACTCCGTTAGTTTTTTTGAGGACGATTGACGGAAAACACCGTTACTCGTAACGCGGGCTCAGTTACCTTGTTCGCGATCTTTCGCCAGTTTCTTGGCCCACAGGGCGGCGGTTAACTCATCGAGAAACACGTCAACATCCTCCTGGTCGAAAATTCCCAACTCCTTCAGCTCCAGCATGCGGCCATCTAGCATGCCCTGACGCCAACTTTGCGAGTCATGATTGTCGTCGTTGATCAGGTAACCCAGCTCTTCGCGCAGCCGCGCCAGACGCCGGGCTTTCAGTGATTCGGCAGGATCGATAGGCATAACGGGGTTCCCTTGTGTTCGTTACTAGACGCTATTCGCCTGCGTCCGGAGCGGAGCGACTTTTCCTTTCCAGCTCATCGAGCCAAGCGATCACTTCGTTCATGCTCTTATCCCGATCCCACTCTCCGGGTAGAAGATCTTCAGCAGGTAGACCTACATGTAAACGAAGTTTTTTCACTATGGCAGATGCCTGCAGCCCGAGTAAGGCATAGCCCCGTCTCCTTACCCAGAAAAATTCGGGGTGATCTGGCGGGTCGCAATTGAAGTCTTGGATGCCTCGAAGCTTTCCATGAAGCTGATCTTGTTGATCGGGAATCCGAAGAATCAAATACATCAAATCTTTATGTAAAAGCCGCCAATCAACATCAAGCTCCAGCGGACGAAATACTGGGTCCGCAGTCGTGGTCTGGCAATATCCATCTTGGCCCGCTGGTTGACCATGCCAGGTGCCATCGTCTTTGCAGCAGTCGAAACATTCAGTGGCGAATCGATCCAAATGGGAAGCAACAATAATTCCTAGATAGGTAGTGGCTTGGTTAATCGTCTTACGCTTGATCCACCACTCTTTGATAAGGACAAATGCGTTGCCAAGCAAGACGCCGCTGATACCCGCCACAGCCGAGATTATTGCTGAAACGTTCCCTGGATCCATTAATGCCTCTCCGTGAGTTGAATATGTAAACGCTGATTGTAGGCACTTCGATCAATAGCGCGCGGAGACTTATTTTTGTGACAGCAGCCACTCCAGTCACTTATCAGCACCATGTGGGCATTTTTCGAACGCCAAAAACCACAAATCCCAGATATTCTCTTGGAAAATCAGTGGCGTGCACTTACCAAATGTGGCGTTGCAGGAGAGATTCAAACGCCAACAACTTTTGCCTCCATCAGTCTCTTCAAGATTCATCGTTACTGTCCGCTTATGGCCGAAAGCTGCCGCTCACGGAATACCGCTTTTGGCCGATTGCTGCCTGCAAAGACGATATTAGGATTGCCGTATCCGCATAATCGCATCTGTGATCGCTTTTGCATTTGTGTCTAAGGTCTCCATAGCCATCACAGCGTTATCTGCAACCACTGCTGCGCCACTGGCTGCAAGCCAAACGGCAACCTCCTCGATTGCCGCCGCCAGTGCATGCTGGTTGTGCAGGAGCAATGTCAGGGCGTCAGCAGTGGCGATATTAGAAGCTGAGTTAGTTGGCATGCGATCCATCCTGGAAATGAGGGGTTCGCGAAGCCTAGCTCATGCGGCCGCCGCAGAGAGGCTTAGATACCGCATGCTTAAAAATTGCTACGCCGCGCAGATGATTTGAGACTTTAGCCAATCAGTTGGGAGGGGAGGTGGGACACTGCATCCAATCCATCATCGGCGCGACGGAGAAACGGCGGGAGAGTGGGGCAGGTGTGGCGGTGATTGGGGGCATTGGGGGTACGGAATCGGTGTGGCTGGGAGGTGGGGGAGTTTATCAGGAATGACCGCTCGGGCTCAGTGATATCCGGCGGAAATACAACCTCATCAAGTGTGGGATTAAGCAAGACAGCCATGAAATGGACTGATAGCATCGGGCTATCAACAAGAGTGAGGAAGGGATCCCATGCTGAAAAAACTCGCATCATCTGTACTCGTCGCCGGCGCCCTGCTTGCCTCCGCTCAAGGGGCTTTCGCCGAAGAAAAGCTGTTCAAAAACTACGTCTACCAAACCCCACTCGCAAAATTCACCGAAGCGGCCGGTTACTACGACTGCTCCGAAGACGTCGGCGGAACCGCGAGGTGCATCGACGATGTGGATTTCCTGGAAGAGAAATTCACCGTCGCGCTGATCTTCTCCGGGGACAAGCTGATGATGGTTTCACTCATCAGCCCGTTTGATCAGAACCTGTACGTCAAAGCCATCGCGGGGCTTTCCAAATCATTCACGCTGGTTTCCATGAGCGATGAGAAATCCATCCTGGATATGTTCGATACCGCGAGAAAGTCGAGAAGCACTGAAGAGCTGACGACGAAGATTTCCAATTTTGAACAGGTTGGCCTGGCGTCGGGGAATCTGACTTATACGTTTCTTGAAGGGTTGAACGCTAAAGGGCAGACCCATGCTGTTAGTGCGTTGGCTGCTGCGCCGGAGAATACTCGGTCAGCCGAGTTGGTGATGGCGGGGCAAGGTGCGGATTCGGGGATGATTATTCGGTTTACGTTTCCGCGGTTAGAGGCGAATAAGATTTTGGCTGAGGCTAAGAAGCCTGTTGAGTCGTTCTGATCGACTGATTTCAAGGGGGAGAAAGGGAACGGATTTATTTGTTTTGAATTTTGGCAATTTAATTGGTTCTTCCCCGGTTTTTCGCATCTGTTCGTATTGAATGTGGTGGTTAAATCTGAAATGTAATTTAAGGGGTGATGATACGCCCGTAATGAAAAGGAGGTGAGTGTGGCTAATTTTGAAAATGTGGCGTACAGCGAGTTAGTAGCGGAGCTGCTAAATGATGCAATTTATTTAAAGGATAGATCAAAAAGAGGGATTATTTCAACTGTTAGGCAATATTCCGAGGTTGTTATTCGGCGAATTCTTGATCTTGCTCAAGATGATCACGTAACTTTGGGTAAGTCCGAAATTGTTTCGGCTCTAAAAGTGAAAAGCAATGATAGTGAACTGCTGATGCAGGCTGTTGAGAATATAAGGGTTATCGGAAATAAATGTACCCATACTCAATCGTTGGGTCCAGTTACAGAAGATGATATTGATAGTGTGTTTGAAAGTCTGTTTGATGTTTATGCATATTTGTTTGTTGATTTCTTCACAAAACACAAGTTTGGAAAGAACAGTGCAATAATGTCATCATTTTCGATTTTGCCACCCGTTATTCGCTACAAAGCCTTAAAAAGCTTGTATGAGTCGGATTGTAATAATATTTCAATTATTGACAAGTACTCACTATCCATTCTAAAGGCAATAGGTGTAGATGAGGCGAAGTCTTGGGTTTTGGAAAGGAAGGATGAGTTGCTTAAAGTTCCAGCCTACACCAAGGAAGGTATCGAAGAAATAAGAAGTAACTTAGGTAGCGCGGCTGCAAACGAATACATGCGAAATGCACCAAATATGTTTGATTGCTGCATGGATCGCCTGTGCGAGGTCGCCGCAATCATTTCTAAGAATGGTTTATTTTATAATGATTTTGAAAGCGCAATGGAGTTGTTTAAATCTAAGGGGGTGGTTCAAGGAGATTCTGTTGAGATCGTTTCTTTTAACGATCTTATGCAGTTTGTATATCTTGGTAGAAGGCCAGTGCCAAATGAAAAGCTTGATGAAGATTATTTGGCAATTATTTGATTGAAAGTTTCTCTTTGGATAGCTGATATTGTTTTGTATGGGGGGGCGTGTTTTTTGATTTGTGATTGATAAAAATAGGGTAATCAAACCCCAGCTATGACTGGGGCTTGATTTTAACGATCATTTGATGATGGTGTACTAGGTCCACTTAGAGTGGTGGGTGTTGCTGGTTCAATTTTCAACGCATCATCCGTCGGTGTTATGTTAGCAAGCACCTCAGGAGTAGGGGCAGGTGCGGCAATCGCGAGTACAACTTTTTCAGTGGGGACTGTAGTCGGAGAAGATAAAGATGTATTGGATGAATGCTTTTTGAGTATTGCTTCAATAACGTTCATGTCCGTAATTTTGTAATTTGTAGCATCCTTTAATTTGTCTTTTTCGATTGCTTCTTTCAATGTTTTGACTGTTTCTAATCGTTTTTCTTCCACTGCGGTTTCTTTTTTTAGTTCCTGTAAAAGATCTTCAAGTATTTCTTTTTTTGAATAAAATTCATAGCCGTACAGTAGTGCGGCAAATATGGGGGCGGAGTTGAATGTAAGTTGTATGATGCTTTGTATTGTTGGGTTCTGAATGTTTAGCTGGGCTTGGGGTATTAGTAAAAATAGTATGAGGGATCCAAGGTTTAGAGATATTTGAAATTTGTTGAAGGTTCTTTTTTGTGTCTCTTCGATCCTGGATCGATAGAACTCTTGTTTACGCTTGCTAAACTCGATCAGGTCATAGCGTGAGATTTTTTCATATGTCTGTATGTAGTCTTTAAATAGCCATCCAATTACAACTGCAACAATTATGCTTATGATGTATCTGGACGCTATGCTATAGTTAAACGAGATATATGGTGTTAGGAAGTGCAGAGATACCCCAGCGATCAAAGAGATCGCGACAGTGTAGAGAAACAACTCTTTGTTAGTGCGTTTTCCTTGCTTAAATGCTATGGCTCGCTTGAGGTTCATGGCTCGATCAAACCTTTTTCAATAAGATCAACGAGCCACGTCGCCATTATCTCATACACATGCTGCCGAACTGGCAGTGCGTTTTCGTAAGGTACGTATTCGTTGGTTTTTATTTGGAGTTGGTCGCCTACGATTCTTCCAGAACCTTTAAGATCAATTGTAAGGCCTTCTTCTCTTGCATCCACTAAGCCTTGAGCAATGTTTGATAAGACTTTTTGGTTCTCAGGGGATGTGTTGTATTTGTAGCCCACAGCAATTTCTAATTGTAATTCGGAAATGTCAGAGCCCATTACGTGACGTAATTCAGCTACTCTATGTTCGCCAATCAGCGTGCTTAATACCTTTATTCCATCATCGCTATCAAATGAATAAGGGTCGTTCGCCAGTGGAAGTAAAAGGCTAACGTTTTTTACTTTTTTATCTGTAAGGCTAATGTTGTTTGAAGTTAGAGAGTGTGCTTGGAGTGTGAATAGCTCGTCGTCTTCGATTTCGTGAACGTGTCTAAGGAGGGCGTCGAAGTATTCCTCAATATCTTTTATGCCGATTGCCTTGCTTTGCATGATCAGTACATGATTTTGAAAGACGGCTACGAAAGCTAAACTTTCAAGATATTCCTTCGATCCATCCGTAGACATGGATACAGAGGGAAGTGATTCACACTCTATCGTTTCTTTATTGTAATCTGTAGCGAAAATGGGGATGCTGTTTCCAGGCTCGACATACATGATTTCCATAAATAGCATGGAGAATATGTCATCGTAGCGTGAAATGAAAATGTGTGGTTCTGTCAGTTTTGAAGCATCACCAAAATGACCGCCTTCCGGGTAAAAACATCTCAGATCCGCAGTCTTTAATGAATGCCTTTTGCTTCTTTCTAATATTTCTTGGAGGTTGTTCGGCCTAGAAAGTGGGTTAGGGTGAAAAGCCGCATGCCTATAGTGAAATGCCTTCCTGCGCTTATCACTGATCATTTTGTCATTGCACCCTTTTTAACAGAAAGTATAGATATTTAAGTTTTATCGTCGTTATTCCGAATATTTCATACGGAATGAGCTTTTCGTGGCGGTGACTTTATCAAAATGGTGTCATGTCTACCAGCCGGTCTGATGAAAGCATAGACGGAAAAAACCAGAGGCGTTTCGTCGGAAAATTCAAGGGTATTTACTCGTTTTTGCCCACTCCCGTTGGACTGCGCGTCTTGCACTTTTTCGCTTGAGTACAACCACCGCAGCCTTCTCGGCTTACTCTGATCCCCAGCCGGCGGACTTTCTACGGCACCCCCCGCCAGTTGCTCTCCAGCCCCCGGCTGACGGTGTATCCATTATCCGCGCTGAGCGTTTGCCGCACGTTCCCGCCATACCAGATGATTTCGTCAATCTCAGGTTTCTACCCTTGAAGTGTATAGGTCAGTCCAGGATCAGATCCGGCCGGCCTATGGCCACGGTATAGCAGGGGAGACAGATTTATTTAGTTGAGTTTTTGAATATTCAATTGGCCGGTGCCTCGCCGACGCCATCTGATTACAGGGCCGGATAAACAACAAATTTCTTCGTGTTTAAATCCGACTCTCCATTGGTAATTGAGGCCTACACATCCTTGCGCCACCCCCTACACCTAAGACAGAATCCGCCGGCTTGTGC